ACATTGAGAGAGAGCCAATTTTTGCATTTGTAGGTGAACTTGAGTTTGTCCTACTTAAATAAGCACTAGCAGATGAACGAAAACGTAAGCTGTTGTCTATGTCATAACCACCAGTAGCACTGTTAGCTGCTGCTCCGACTAATAAAGACATTATGAAACTCCTAGCGTTTGACCTTGCTCGTAGAGATTTGTCCCGTCAGACCTAAAGTTGAAGAAGTCAACAGCTGCAGCTGCTGTAGATAGAGTAGGAGCAGTTGCTGCGTTCCATTTAAATATAGCATTCCATGCTAAAGTTCTTGACCCTGTGCCATCTTGAATTACTTGTATACTATAAAACCCACCGTCTTGTAAGTTAGTAGGTGCTGCCATGGTTCGGTTACCCGCTAAGGTAACTTTAGATACTTGTCCTGAATTTGTGTCCCAAGTGATGGTAGCCGCGTCAGTAAGTGTGAGTGTAGGAGAAAAGCCTTGGCCATCTACCTGTAAATTAAGTGTAGTGCTTAGTGAAGTAAATGCTCCGGTACTAGGGGACGTATCACCTATAGGGCCCGGTGTAGCAAATCGTGCGGTAACGCCTGCACCTGAAACGGTACTTGTTGCTGAAAGTGTTGTGAAAGCACCTGTACCTGAAACTGTACTTGATGCTGAAAGTGTTGTGAAGGCACCTGTACCCGCTACTGAACTACCGATTGCAGGAGGGGAAGCAAATTTTGCATCGACACCAACACCACTAAATGTACTTGATGCTGAAAGTGTTGTAAAAGCACCTGTACCCGCTGCTGAACTACCAATTGCAGGGGGAGAGGCAAATTTTGCATCAACACCAGCACCACCAAATGTACTAGTTGCTGAAAGTGTTGTAAAAGCTCCAGTGCTAGGAGTAGTTGCTCCAATTGTAGTACCGTTAATTACACCACTAGCTATAGTATATGAGGCTGAATAGTTTACTGCTTCTACAACTTCATAGTTAGTTCCTGAATGGACTCCAGTTTGATATAAAGCCATAGATTTGCCTGCAGGCACTTCAATACCAGCTGCAGAAGTTTTTACAGTTACGTCTGTATCAGATGCATTATATACATAATAATTTTTACCTTCAGATAATTCCGGAACAAGTAAATCTGATGAGCCACCTGAACTTCCAGTAAGTTTTAGTCTTAAATATCTAGCATCTTGTTCGGTGTTGTCGGTAGCGCTCCATGCAAGCGTTTGATTTGCACCCGTGACTGCTATATCTTTAGAATTTGCAATGGGATTTTGAAGAGCATATTGTAAATTTTTATTGGTCGTTGCGCCCCACGTACCGTCTTGTTCTCCGGTTCCTATGAGTTCTATACTTAAATTTGAATATGTTGACATAATTTTTTCCTTACGTTACTACTGGCACCCAATTAGGAACCTGTGTTGTATCAATTATAACCCAATTAGGGTTGTCTATGGTAGGGGCATGTCCCTCTAATGCTAAAGCTCCAACTGGTGGAGATATTATTACTCCATCTAATACTATTGGTGCTACTCCCGCTAATGCTAAAGCTCCAACTGGTGGAGATATTATTACTCCATCTAATACTATTGGTGCTACCCCTGCTAATGCTAAAGCCCCAACACTTGGAGTAATTATTGATGTTGAAGATACAGTTGGTGCTACTCCCGCTAATGCTAAAGCTCCAACACTTGGAGTAATAATATCTCCCACAACTACACTAGGTGCTACCCCTGCTAATGCTAAAGCCCCAACACTTGGAGTTATTACTTTTCCCTCTAATACTGTCGGTGCTACTCCCGCTAATGCTAAAGCTCCAACACTTGGAGTAATAATATCTCCCACAACTACACTAGGTGCTACCCCACTAAGAGCCAATGCTCCTACTGGAGGTGTAATTACACACCCAAGCCCATAACCAGCTGAGCTCCAAGGTCCTCGTCCCCAGCCGCAAGTAGCCATTAATGACTCCTTATGTTAGCGTAAAAATGCCGGTTGCAGCAGGTAAAACTGTTAAAGTGTTTGGCGAAGTTACAGTAAACTGAGAACTAGATAACTGACAGAAACATAAAAGTTTACCTGCAGCTGCGCTAGTTGAGTTACGTAAAATCGCATATCTAACATTTACTAAATTAGCACCGGAAGCAGTAAATGCTAATCCCACTGCAGACATTGTAAACTTCATCTGTTTAGCTGAAGATGGATTTACAGTCCATTGAGCTGTAGCGGGTACTAAGTTTCTACCTCCCGCAACATAACCACCTGCCGCTGCAACTTCATTTGTCACAGATGCATATGTACTCAAAGTAAATGTAGAAGCATTACTAGCCGTTTGAGCTAAAACCATTTTAAAAACACCGGCACCTAACTTTATGGTACCATTGCCTATATATTTTTTGGCACTGTTGTATAGTTGCCATGCTGTTGCTGCCATGTTAAATCTCCTTAATATCGGCGTATGATGCGCCGGTTTCTAAAATATGGTGAAGCAATCCACCGTAAACTTCTAATTCTATCTCTTCTCCCAGCATTCTAATTAAATCTATAAACTCTTGCGCTTGAGAAACCATCCATGGATGGCACTTAAATATTTTCCCACCTACATTTACAGGCATTATTAACTGGCCATCATTTTCTTTCTGTTCATATGCATGATGCTTATCTTCTTCTAAACACGAATCACATCCAAATAAATGAAATCTTTTAAATCCTAACATTCTAAACAATGGTATAGCCCTTAACAATACAGTCGATCCTCCTGGAACTGACCACCATGTTTTATATTGCTCATCTAGTATATCTTTTAATAAGTCTGCTTGCGTATGCCATATGTAAGTTCTATCTTTTGGCAAGCCCTCAAATACACTAGGGTTACATTGTGAAGCTATAAAGTATTTACAATCCTCTACTACAGGTTTTGTAAACCTCGCATTAAACTTTCTTGCATCTACCATGACCATAGCAGAAGGAGTTAAACCATTATCTAAACACCAATTATAGGCGTTATTAATAGTTATAAGTTTAACACCTTTTGCCCTCAATTGCTTTATTTTTTCTATATGTTGTGGTAAGGATGGTCCCCCTCCTACAATCATAACTTCAATATCATTAGTCGGATGTGGTTCTACTTGTAAATAACCTTGCTTTATATTGTGTTCTACGTTTTTCTTTATCTCATCATCAGTTGTATTTACAGTACCCGCATCAACTACTTCTTCCCCTGTTGCCCAATTACTTACATAAAACAAACAAGTATTATCTGTTTTGTTAGACCAATGTATTACACATTTATGGTCTTTAAGTTTTTTAAGCCACCACTCATATGGGTGCACACTCAAATGTAGTTTATGTCCTACTAAAACACCACAAATATCATCAACTGTAGATATTTGAAAAAATACATGTTGACAAGCAGATAAACAATTCTCTATAACTTGATCTACATGATGAGGTCTTATATGTTCCATCACATCAGCACAAAAACCATAAGCTGCTTGGACAGGTAGAGGTTGAGACAAATCAGCTTCTACAAATCGCAACGCATGTTTCTGTGTTTCTAACATTGGGACTATATCTTTATCTAAGCAGTTATCTGCAAAGTCAACCATAGTCACATCTAATCCACCAAAGAACGCTAGGTTTAATCCGCCTCGTCCTGTACCACAACCTAAATCTAAAACTGTAGCACCTTGTTTAGGTTTAGCCTGTTTTAAAAACTCATGGGCTATTTTTTCACCAGGAGCAACTTGTCTATACTCTGGTTTATCCCACATCATTTTATATAAATCTTTTTCTAATGGTCTTACTTTATCTACTGTTACTTCTGGTGCATCCGCTATAAGCGACGAAAATCCTGTCATGTTATCCCTTTCTATTCAAATCGAATAAGTGCTGTTGTTGCAGTGTTATCAGGTAATGTTACAGTTAATGTTTGAGCTACAATAGTTTTAACTGATCCAAAATCTAATACACATACAGAATAATTACTAGAACTGCTATTATATATTAAAGCTCCTCTTGCGGAAAATGTGCCTGTCCAAGTAGTAGGAGAATCAAAAGTTATATACACTACGTCTGCAGTATCATCTTGTGTAACTGTAGCGCCTGTTAATGTATTACCCCCAGCTACATACCCTGTGCCTACCACTTCATTTGTAGTTGTATATGCAGAGGTAGAAGAATCTAGCGTTGCGTCATCAGTATATAAAGCTATTTTAAATGTGTCGGTATCAAAATCTATATCACCAGCTAATGATTTAGCAACAAATGTATTAGTTATTCCTTGTATAATAGTTGCCATTAAACTGCACTCCCTCTTCTACCTTTAACAGGTATTCTAGCTTGTCCACTACGATAAGCATCACGAGTATTTTTACCTTCGCCTAGTCTAGTTAATTCTACTAGTGCTTGTTCATATCTATTGGAGTAGTTTGCTATTGTTTCTGGGTCGGCTTTGAGGTACGTAGCTGCTTCCAACAATGAACCATAAAGTAATACGGAACTATAATTATCTCCCAGCCAAGACGTACCGCTAGCGGCAGTAGTAATAGACTCAGGATAAAAAAAGTAATGAAGCTCAGCGCCATAAGCTTTATCAGGTGTAGGACCGAGTATAAATGTTGTATCATCGAAGACAGCATAATATTGTGGTTTTCCGTAGTGAGCTACATCAGTATCAGGAAATGATTGCCTAATAAAGTTAACGTCTTTATTTATAAGAAAAGTATACTCATTAGTTGTATTATCAATAGCCGCTAAACTATAAGTAGCTAGCCAATCGGCAGGCACATTTAAATATTTATTAGCGAAGTTAATAGTACCCGTATCATTTCTTCTTAAGTCTGGAAGATTAACCCCATTAAAGATTCTGTTTTCAGCTTGAGTTATAAACGTGTTTACATCTACTGTAGAGTATTCATCTTCAGTATACGATTGTATTTGTGCGACTAGTTCTGCGTAAGTCATAAACTATCCTTATGCCATTGGGCCACGAGCTTTTCTACCTTTAGTTGCTGCACCATTGCCACGAGTTACTACGCCTGTTGTTTTAACATTTTTTTCAGGATAACCTGCAAAGTTAGGTACAGGTACATCTTGAGGTTGTACATACCCACCCTCCAATTTTGGTTTTCTTGTCTCGTTTTCTTTAGCCATTTCTTTCTCCTAAGTTATTGTTATTGTAACAGTTCCTACTACTCCTGAACTTACTAAATTATTTCCCGTAAACTCATTAGCTGGAGGTCTTGCTCCACCAATAGGTTCCCATCCCCATTGTATATCTCTTGACCCAGTTACGTTGTTGTCATTAAAACTTTGGTCAGGTCTTGGATCTCGCACTGCTTGAGGATCTTCTACTGGATACATCCCTTGCATATTCTGTGGTTGATCTGGGTTCCAACACTCTTTACAAGCTTTAATATTAGTGTTAGTTTTTCTTACATATAAATCTTTTAGTTCTCTAAGCTTGAACTGAAAACCACAAACATCACAGTCTGCAATAGCATTCTTATTAGTGGTGTACTTGTTGCTCATTATTTGCTTCTTTGTTTAGCCCTAGTTTTACCACGAACAGCAATACCATCCATTCTACATTTACCTTTAACAGACCCACCTTTTTTAAATGTAAGCTTTCCAGTTAAAGGCTCACTCTTTCCCTCTTTTCGTAGTTGTCGAAGTGTTTTTGCTGATAAAGCTCTATCTTTTGCAGCTTCTTTTTTCATAAATTTTTCTATAGCTGCTGGACTAGGATCTGATTTCTTAGGTCTTTTTGCTATTACCTCTCCCACTTTTCCCATATACGGATGCTTAGTAACTTTTACGCCGTCTTTTATAGTTGTTGTGGCTTTTGCTTTTGCGTGATCGCGTACAGCTTTTCTTTCTGTTCTAGTAAGGTCTTGGCCTACCTTTAACTTGTCCATTATTTTTTTTGTTAGTGGCTTTAATAGTTTTTTCCCTGCTGCTGCTAAGCCCATCTTATTTCCCCTTTAAATAATTTCTGTCTTTAATTACCATCCCACCTTCTTTAAACTCAAATGTAACTGAGCCCCCATAACCTGATATTCCCGCGTCTGATCCCCAATCTCCTTTAGCTGCGTATCCCTGTATATAGGGTTCAAGAGTTACGTTGTCTGTAATAGGAAGTTGTGCCGTTGCTCGACCTCCTCCATATGTTGTGCCTTTGCGTCTTCCTCCTCCACCTTCAAGCTTTAACGACGACTTTCTTTTTTTCTTTTTATCAGTCATCTTATTTCCCCTTCAAATACTGTTTATCTTTAATTACCATTCCACCTTTTTTTAACCCGGCAATAGGAACTTCAAACAGCCCTAATCCTTGCTCGTATCTTGCTTCAGCTTCTGCTGCCTCCAAAGCTCTTTCTTTTTTAGTTTTTTTAACTTTTTTACTTTTTTTCGCTGCCGTCTTAAGAACTTTTGGAGCTATTTTTAATATGTTTCCTACTACTGCTGCACCCATTTTAATCTCCTATACGTATGATGTTCTTGGTGCTATGGTTAAAGTTGCTTTTTCTCTATCTTCAGTTGAAGCAAGTAACCATTGCTCTTCATATTCTGATTTTAACATTTGTATTCTTGGTGCTGCTTCCGGAATCTTAAGAGACAGATAATAAGCTAGTCCCGCTACCATACAAGGTAAAAATCTAAATGGGATATGCTGCGTGTTTACGCCGGTACCTGCATCATCAATTCGTTTTAAATACCAATACACAAGCGTATAAGTACTATCATTAGGGACAGGCCACATCGTTACTGTTGGGATTGCCGCTTGTCTATCTATATAAACTTGTATCGGTCTGCCCGTGTCGTTCTTACTTGGGATAGATGCATAAGTAGGATTTGACACCCTAGAAATAGCTATGTCTGACTGAGTCGTTCCCGTCCCAGTTCTTATGACTTGACTCATGAGGTCGATGGTAGTCGCGGGCAAATTGTAAGTGGCTGTACCAGCAACTAGTGGGATTGATCCTTGTTCAACAGTCCACAAATTTATGCCTCGGTTAGCCCACTCTATTGTAAGTAAATTTAAACTACGGGTTGCAGTTCTTAAATCATATCCTGTTCTTAACTCTGAACCACACCGTTCAAACGCTTCTTCTACAAGAAGGTTAAGGTCTAAATTAAATGCATGTGTGTTAGTTGTAGCCATTATGTTTTCCTTGTTGTCCTTTTACGTCTAAGAGATGCGACTCTTCTTAGTTTACCTACTTATATTGTCTCAACACTTCTGTTTCCACTACTTCTCTAAACATATCAGAACCAAAGACACTAAAGTCTCCATCCTTCCACTTAATGTTTATCATGTTGTCAGGTGTTACTGTCCAACATCCTTTAACGAAAGAGTGGTTAGTATTCTGTGCTGCTGCTCTAAAGCCCCTCTCATTATTATCACATGGAGTTTTAGCTAGCACTATCCTTGTATTGGGATTCAAATAATAAACTTGATATTGCCCTGCAAATACGATAGTGCTTATGAAGAGTAATACTACTAGCGTAATTTTTTTAAGATGCTGCATACTTTCTCCCTTAGTACAACATATAAATCTCTACCATAAAATTCCCAAGTAATTGCACCACCTATAAACCATAATAAATACATCATGCTTTTGGTTTCCTATGTCCATAACCTTTTTTCTTAAGCTCTAAATGCTTAGCTTTAGTGGGAGCTTTAACTGCTTTGCCCGTCTTCATATCATACATCATATGCGATTTAAATACATCACCCCCAGCTTTCATCTTCTTAGGATTTACAATCCCCATTCCTCGGCAGCCTCGCATTATCTAGCCCTTTTGGCTTTTGTGTGACCTTTAATTGCGCAGCCATCAATCCTACCGCCTTTTTTAAACCCAGTCATGCTTGGTCTACTAGGTCCACGTTTTTTCAGATCAACTTTTGGATCTTTGTTTCTAGGTTTAGGTCCAGTACTTGGGGCTTTCATAGAAGTCATAGTCGGTCCTGAAGGTCCGCGTTTTTTTAGATCAACTTTCGGGTCTTTATTTCTAGGTTTAGGTCCAGTACTTGGAGCTTTCATAGAAGTCATTCTAGGTCCTGATTTAGATTTAGACTTAGATGCAGTAGACTTAGACTTAGATGCAGTAGATTTAGACTTAGATGCAGTAGACTTATCGTCTCTAAAGTATGTTCTTTTATTTTTAGCCTTTGCCCCAAAGCTACCTTTGTTATCAACATCCTTTTTCTTAAGTTTTTTGATTTCAGCGTCGGACAATCCTTTTTTCTTAAGTTTCTTTTCTGTTGTTTTATTAATCTTGCCATAGACTTTTAGTCCTGCATTCTTTTTGTTTTGCTTTTCAGCTTTCATGACTTCGTTGTTTAAGTCACTTTTTACTTTCTTCGCTTTTCTTTCTTTAATCTGTTGACGAAGTCTATCTTGTAGTGATGCCATTCTAGTTCTCCTCAGTTAAACCATACGACCACGGGTGTGACCTTTAGTAGCACATCCGTCTGCGCGTTTAGATGCTGAGCTAACTGTCCCGCCTTTTTTCATTTTCTTACCTTTAGCTTTCATTATAGCGCCGCCGGCTTTATATCCTAATTCTTTTCTTTGCTTATCTATTCTTTTTTTGTTTTTTTTATCTGCTTTTCTCTTAGCGGCCCTTACTTCATCTGAATCAAAAAATCGTGTGCCACCTGGCTTAATACTTGAATCGAGAGGGGTAGTTTTTTTAACCTTACCACCTTTCCTCATTTTTAATTCACCAACTACGCGCTTCTTTTCAGCCATCAAATTATCTTTGCCTTTTCGAGTATAGGCTTTCTCATTATCTACTCTGCCTAATTCTTCAAGGCGGTTCATTCTTTTGGTATTCATGCTTTTCTCCTTAGTGAACTCTCGTCCAATTGATTGTTTAACGCCTACTTTTTTAGCAAACTCTGGGTTATTAGCCACTGCCTGCATAAACTTTTTCTGCTTTTTACTTTTTACGGGCATTACTTATTAATCCTGTTACTTGAAGCTTCAGGCTTTCTTGGTTTAGCACCTTCGTCTTCAATAACTTCTTTTTTACCAAATAGCTTTTGTACCGTATTGGTTTCCCAAATACGAATAACCATCCATATAATAGTAAATAGTGAAGCCATATGAGGAAGCCATGAAAGCATTGAGCCCACAGCCGTGAAGATAGACGTAGCGTCTAGTAAGTGTTTCGTCGATTCATCCATTTTTATCATTTCCATTATACGCAATCTCCTAATGCTTCAAACCAACGCCTCAGTTCTTCGAGGTGATCTTCATTCTTAGTTGGTTTGGGCTCTTCGTCCATATTTTATCCACAGAATACCGTTAATGATGTAACTTGAGTTGTTTGAGTTAATACCCCAAACGACGCAAGTGCATCAGTTCCGTTAATTAAAATTCCATCACCGGGTAAAGCCATTTGTTGTGACTCGACTGCAGCTGGAGTAGCTATACTTAATAAAACTTTATCTGATGCTGCATTACCATTTAAGGTTAATGTAACACTACCTGCTCCTGCAGAACCTACAAAATAAAATCCTTTCATTCTTGCTCTGGGTAGAGCAGTTCCATTAGCAATAGCATTACCAATACTTACATTGGTTGCTACAGCTGCATCGGAAGAAATGCTAGTAACTCTAGAATAATAGTTTGTGGAAATTGCAGTGTCGGTATCAACGCCATCTACAGTTTCAGTGGTTACTGACTGAGTTAAATCCCCAACCTTGTATCCAGTGATAGTAAATGTAGCGGCAGTTGCATCGCCTGCACAAGTAAATAGAATTTTATACCCTGCACCATTATCTAGAGGCTGATTAGTTTTTAGAGTAACATCGCCTGCGCCACTAATAACAGCAGCATCTCTATATAGCGTAGCTGAAAAGCTAGGAGTGACGGCCCATATATCTGTTGTTATAGCCATTGTCTATTCTCCTATTTAAGCAATAGTTGCAAGAGGTGTAGAAAGTGTTTCAGCTTTCCACGTAGAGTTAGTACCATCATCAGAAACACATGTTAATTTAACTCTCGCGTTTGCAACGGTTGCATTAATTAATGTTAGTGTGTCCCCTGCAACATCACTAGCTGCATTAGCAGCTACACCACCCATAAGTGATAAAGCGCCAAACCAATTAGATACGCCTGCACCTGGTAATACATAAGTTACAGTTGTACCTGCGCCAACTGCAGTAGTTACAAAAAATTCATAAGTTAAACCTGCGTTTGCTGTACTTAAAGCAGGCATATTAACAATGATGTCGCCTGTACCGTCTACTTCAAATAATGTTCCTGATTGAGCTGCAGTAAGAGTTGTTGTAACTGCTGCGCCGGTGTTGAGTGTTGTGTTATCTACTACGATAGGTCCGTTAAAGCCCGCTGTAGATGTGACTGGACCTGAAAAGGTTGTGCTTGACATAATTATTTCTCCATACAAAGTTAAGCTTATCTGTCTTGTATGCGTCTGCTGGGGCAGTCATGATAAGCTGGTTGTTCCCAGATAATTAATATTACACGCTTTCATGCAATTATACAACAAAAAAGGGTTAAAACACGTTCATGAGTTTATCCATAAAGAAATAATAAAAATTGTAGGCGAGATAGGTAACACCGCAACAAGCCCCATAATAACTATTAATTTTTTACACCAATTTCTCATGTATTCATGCCTTACAAAAAAGAAAACCCGACAGAGAGGAGCCGGGTTTTCAGAGGAGGTGCTTTAATTACGCACCGGGTGAACCCCACATACCGAGAGGATCGGACCAACCGAATGAATATCTTTCACGGGCTTTATATCTTACATTGCCAGTATCGAAATCACCATCCATCGAAGTTGTTAAAGCAGTTCTTTCAAAATGCTTCATACCGTTAGGCACGTCAGTAGTTAAGAAGTAAGCGTCACTATCAGTTAGATAGTGGTTTACTGTATAACCTTCTGGTATTGCACCATTATTTCTTAATGCGTTAAGGTCGTTATCAGCTGTACCAACACGAAGTTGTGTGTCAAGCAAACGAGTAGCAACGAATTGAAGAGCTGGTGGAATAACCAACTTACGAGGTTTAGCTGCAATCAATAGACCTCTTTCATCAGTCCATGCTGCGATTTGAATCACTGCGTTTTCTAATGCTGTTTCGTTAAGGTCTGTTGGTGTTGCTTGTGTATTACTGTTAGTACCACCTGAAACTAATGGGTGATTTACTACCACATCAGGATTAGAGTTGTCATAACCAAATAATGACACACCGTCACCACCAGCAAAAGCGCCATCAAAACCATTGTTAAGAACATTAGCTGCTCTAACTTGTTTTGTGTTCGCCATTGATCGTGCAAGAGCTTTAGTATAACGAGCTGAAAGACTATCATATAGATTATCTTCAACCGCTTCTTCAGTTAAACTGAAACCTAAAGCAATTGTTACGTGGTTGTATCTAGCTGTAAAAGCTTCTTGTGCGTTATCATACGCAATAGCTGCTCCCTCATTTTTCAGAGGTGCGGCTGCAAAGCCAGCTAGTTTTGTTTCTTCTTCAAAAGAACGATCAGAAGATTCAGTTTCGTAAATCTCTTTATGTTCTTCGCCATATTTCTCATATTCTAAACCGAATAGAGCGTTAAGGCCTGGTAATAGCTCCTTAAGGAGCTGGGCTCTTGAAATTGCCATATCATATTCTCCTTAATTATACGCCTGCAGCGCGGGTGTATGAGTGAATGCCTTCATTAAACTTAATTAATAAGTCTGTGAATGCGTCACCCACGGTTGAAGTTGGACTATCTACAAAATCAACAATACGGAAAGCAATAGTGCTTGTCGCAGCTGTCGTAGCAGATACTGCCATTGTAGAATTACCAGTGGTAGTATCGCCTGATGTTGTAGGATTTACCACAGAGGTGAAATTAGTATTCTGACCTAAGTCAGTTTGTGTCACAATTCCATCCGCTTGTGCTTGAAAAATTACATCTGGGTCGTCAATAATATATGCTTGAGCATCCGATGCTACTGTAGATGCTGGCCAGTTTTGACTAAACACTATTGTGCCTAGATTAGGGTCTGTGTAAGTACAACCTACAAAAACACCAATAACACCATCAGGGAATACATCTCCGTTGTCCCCTTTGTTTCGGACAATATCAATTGTTCCATTAGTAGCGTCGATTGCAACAACCGAACCATTAAATATATTTTCTGCTAAACCAGAAGTAATCGGTAATAGACGCGTAGAGCCCGCATAAGGGGTACCGCCTATATGGTTTACCGCTTTAAGCCCATAGGGCGTAGCTGTAGTTGCCATGATTGTTTCTCCTATTTATTTTTTACCCCTTCCGAAACTTTTACCATTTTCTTGACCTTCAGCAAACTTAGGCATACGTGGATCACTTTGATTCAAATATGATTGGTCAACTGCATCAGTCTGTGCTTTTGTTTTATTTTTAACATAAGCCGCTCTTTGGTCCATCATTTCTTGAGGAGCTTTACATAATAATAGACCTCCAATTTCTATGCCTTCTTTAAATTGGCTATTGGGGTCTGCTTGTAATACGACTTCTGGGTGTTCCGAATGCTTCACCGGTTCCCAGCCTTCACGCATTTTTGAAGATACGTTCATGTTATCAGGCTCATTCAATAAAGAAACTCGAATCCAACGATAGGCCCATCCAGCTTTTTTAGTAAACTCCGGTAGGAGTGAAGCAGGTTGCCATTTCTTTGGTTCATCTTCTCGTACTTCTGTTTCTCTTGATTCTCTTTTTACCTTATCCATTTGCGTTCTCCAATTTCATAATTTCTCGTGCATATTGCTCAGGTGTTAACTTTAGTTTTTTCGCTAAAGCGACTTGCGTCTTAGTCAACCTAACTTTTTTAGGGCTAGTTGATCTGGTTGCAGGAGCAACAACATTTGAAGGTTTGCGTTGGGCGGGTTTCTCCGGTTCCAACGAATTATCCCCAAAATTTTCAGGGAATCGTTTTTGCATCGTTTCATCTATACGACGATAGTATTCGTCACTTGTAGGACTTAACCCACTCCTGACTAATTGTTCGTGCACACCTAGGGCTAGACTTGTCATTTGCTCATCTTTCCCAAACCAATCGTTATTACTTTGCCAATCTGTTGCTTTAACATCTGGCTTTGCAATTGAAGGTTGCACTTGTTGATTAGACTGTACTCTAGTTTCTGCTTCTTGTCCAGAAAAATTATATTGAGGCCTTATAGTCCGAGCCGAAGACAGCTGATATTGAGCATCATTCATTTTAGTCTGGGCGTCAATAATTTTAGTAGTGTCTCCAGAGTCATAAGCTTCCCGATAATCTCTTTGGGCTACAGACAAATCAGCCTCAAATTTACCTTGAAGTGTTTTAATATAATCTTCTTCGCCAGCGCTTAATGTGGTTTTTAGTTGATGGTTTTGTTGAATATATTGTTCAGCAAGTCTTACAGCTTCTTGTCTTTCCCGATCGGCTTTTTCTTTTTCACGTCTTTCATCATGGTGCATCTTTTTTAGTTGCGCCATACGTTGTTTAACACGTTCAGAATAATCTTCTAAAGTGTCATTTTCAACTTCTTTAACAATTTCTTCAGGCAGTGGTTCTTTGCCTCTGTCTTCAAGAGGAGTGTCATCTTCTATTTCTAAATCTAACTCATCTTGTTTAGGCTCTTGTTCTACTCTTTCAACATCTGACGTAGATTTTTCAGGGGCAGCTTTTTTACCTTCGTCTAAATCGACTTCTAGCTCCTCTCCCTTTATATCTAGTTCATCTGGTATTTCATTTATTATCTCTGCCATCTTTGCTCTCCTTATGCACTGACGTACTTATCAGCGTTGCGGTTGTGTTTGCGACGATTCCAATCTCTTGGAACCACCTGTAAATTACCTAAAGAGTGTTTACCACCTTTCGATAACGGTTGTATATGGTCAACTTCCCAAGCAAACCCTGTTTCTAAGGTTCGTTGTCTAGCTAACTCATAAATTTCTCTAAGTGCCCATCTATCTTCAGATGATACTCTTTATTCTTTATACGAAGACGCTCTTTGTTTTTAGCATAATACTCCTTCATATAATTTGGATCAGACCTAAGCACGTTCATAACCTCTAGGGTCATCAACAACTGCTTCTACTGTGTCATCTGAGATGAGTCTAAACTCTTTGCCGTGTATTTTAATTCTAGTTCCTGAGTAAGCACGAGTTATAACAAAATCCCCCTCTTTACACCACGGACCTGTTGGAAACCTAGCGTCGTCTTGATAAGCTAAATCTCCTAACTGCATAACAAATAAGACCACCGTTGCATGTTCTTGTAATTGTTTTACAGAATCTGATTTAATGATCCCACCTTCATAAGTATCTTCTGCTTCAGGCACCATACATAATATGCGGTATCCTTTAACATCAGGTAACTGTGTAGTTAGTTTAGCTAATGCTTCTTCTTCACTAACTTTCTTACCTTCAGTGGTTTCAGTATTTTTAGTTTTAATAGGTGCTCCAGAGCTGGAGACTATTGTTTTGTCTGGGGTGGCTATAGTCATTATTTACCCCTTTTCTTTGTATCTATATTTACTACACTGTCCGTAGGACTGCTTTCAAAGTCTTCGTCCTCTTTTTTATGTACTATCAACATATCACTAATCATCATTTGAACTGTATCAAATCCTCTAATCTGTCCACATGCATGTTGATAACCTCCAAGGTCTGCACCCCCTCTAGCCATGTCTTCCGTTACTTCGTTGCGTCTCTCTTTTATCTGGCTTGATAAATATAAGAGCGTTTCTTTCTCTGTCATGTTAATCCTTTTTTAGTTGTTTTCTCCATTATTGGATTCTTTCGTCTTAGGTGCATTACGCATCTGAGATTCTTTTTCCCGAAGCGCTATGTCTTGCTTCTTATTAACTGCAGCTGCGCCCATTTGTGCCCCAGCTAAAGTTTCCTGGGACTTAATACGATTTCGAGCACTTACTACTTCTACACCCATCTTAGCCCCTTCAAGTAATTCTTTTGCTTTTATTGCTTTATCGTCTGTTACTGCTTTAGCTCCTAGTTGAGCTCCTGCAATTTGTTCATTGGATTCAATCCTAGCTTTTTCTAAAATCATATCTCGTTGAACATTAGTTGATAGTTTTTCTTGCTCTAACATTAACTTACCTTTATCAAGCTCAATATCAGCCATTGTTTTCTGTGCTTTCATTTGAGTTTCCTGTTTCTTAAGCTCAAGTTCAGCTTGTTGCATTTGAATCAATGGATCTTCTTGCGCTTGCTGAGCTTGTCTTTGTTGAGCATCAGATTTATTCTGTTGTAACAGTTTTTGTGCTGCATCAGCTGAAAGCCTAGCTACTTGGTTCTGAATATTTTCTGGCATTACTTCGTCTTCTTCTGGAAGTGGTACGCCGAGTTGTACTTCAATTTGTTTTCTATATTCAAAAGCTAAATGCTCTGCTAGATGAGCTTCCATCGCTGCCTGCATTTGAGGCGCTTTTGGATTCTGCCCTAGCATCTCACGGACAAGAGGGTCGTCTCTAAATGTAGCATGTACTGCAATGTGAGCTTTTTGATCTTGGAATAAAAATGCTTTAACTGGAGTTCCGTTCACCATGTTCATATTCTCAGATACTGGGTCTAAAGGTTTAGCATCGTCGTCTGTAGGAATAAGTTTTCCTATATTTTTAACGCCTAATACTTCAAGCATCTGCCTATTAAGTTCTTTTAAGTCATAAATGTCTGGATTTTGTTGAGCCATCTGCATAACTGCTTGATACTGAACAACTTTCTGTGCCATTGTTGCAGCATTAGGGTCAGCTACAGGTATTAAATTAACCTTATCATAGTCTTCTTGTTTAGCTCCGGGAGTTCCTGTTGAAGGGTCATACTTATAATCAGAGTCTGTATAGTCTCTAATAATATGCTTAAGTAATAAGAACTCTTTTTTCATTGAGTAATAGATACGCGCATTAACTGCTGACATTACTTTCAATGTTCGTTCGAGTATAGCGAGTGTAGAACCTACTGGAGAGTTAGCTGACATGTCAGATACTTTCATATCGGCAGCAGAAGCAAAGCGTCTACCCTCATCAATAATTTTATCCATTAATTGAGCTAATACTTGGCTTGGCTCTTTATATGGAAGATTCATTAAGTTATCACGGAGTGTTCCGGCTGCAGCATCTACATCACGCCACTCACCTGGACCAATTGGTGTATCATCACCTTTTATACGTAAGCCCCTAGTTTTAAATCCACCTGGAAGATTTGATAATGTACCTGCGTCAACTAATTGTCTTAATAGCATTGTTCCTGATTTTGAAAACGCCCCAATTAAATGAATCAGACCAAAACAATAAAACCCAAATCCTGGTATATAGCCATAATGCACAAAGTGTTCTCTGCGTTTTTTTGTACTGTCCTCTTGTTTCCAATTACGTCTAACAGATAAAATATCAGTAGTACCTTTGTCTATCGTTACAATATAAGGTAACGCTATTCCTGTTTTTCTATTTCCGTCTTTATCTTCATAACCTTCTAAGTCAAGGTTAACGTTCATTTCTAATATTTTATATCGATCATCATTAGTAGCGTCAAAGCCCATCTGTTCTGCAATTTTTTTCTCTACTTCATCTAAGTCATAGTTAGGCTCACCTAACTCTACGTCTCGATAAAAACCTAGTTCTTGTAAGTTATGTATTTCTTGTTTAGTCTTGCGCATAACATGAGTTACACGTTCGGCTGTTTCTAAGTTAGATGCACCGTAAGGCACAACCATATCTTCAGCGGGTACAAATAATGACACTTGTCGACCAAGTGCTGGGTCGTAATAAACTTTCTTAAACGCATTACCTGCTAATCCTAAACCCCATAACATTCTTTCATGTTCAGGTCTGTACTCAGGCATCATATCCATGAGTTGGTAGTTCATATTCTCTTGTACACGTTGTGCAGCTTCAATACATTCTGGAGTTTCTTTACCAACAATAGAAGTCTTCACTGGGCCTGCAGCAGGAAAGGTTTCCATCATTGTTTCAGCTTGGAATTTAACTAATGCTTCGGAGAGTAGTGGGTGATAGACAGCACATGCGCCTTCCCACGGTTCAGTACGTTCTTCAAGTTTTAACCCTAATAGCTCTAACCCATCAACATAAGTATCAAGCCAATCTTTTCTTGAGTTAACATCATTACTAAAATCTTCAAGTAAATTTGAAGACAGTTCAACTAGAGTTCCTTCATCTAATTCTTCAGCTAAGTTTTTATCAAACTCATCATCATCCATTCTATCTGGATCAATAACAATCTCACTATCACCAATACCAATAGTAACTTTTTCTGGGTCTTCTATTTCAATTTCAATAGCTTGTTCTTCAACTGCTGCTTCATCTATGCCAACTGGAGCTTCATATAGTCCTTTATCTACGTCTGCCATTGTTTATCCTTAGTCTATAATTTTTTTGCCACCCTGCAGTGGTTTTCTTGTTAATTTATCTAATTCTTCTAATTTATCTAATTCTTCTGTTGTATATAAATCGGCGTTTCCCAGTTCACCAAATGGTATAGGAGAAAACCCTTCAACTAACCCTTCAACTAAATCTTTTGCATTAGCAGAAGTAGCAGCAGTTAAAGCCGCGCCTACCCAAGGTACTTTCTTTAATATTTTTTTAATCTGAGTACCAAAATGAATTCCTTTACCCGTATCCCCTATGTTACTAGCACTATTATATATTTCTACTGGATATTGTCCTACTGAAGGTTTAGTAGAATATTTAACAGTCTTTAATATTGTTCCAGTTTTTTTAGGTCCATAATCTTCAGTTAACACTAAATTTGCTCTACCAGTAGGTTTACCCCTAATAATTTCAGGTTCAAGTTTAGTGGCCATATCTGGATTTTGAAAATAACCACCTAAGTTATTAGTGGCCTTTTTATCCATAAATATAGTTTTACCTGACTTAGGTTGTATTCCGGTTGTTTTATCTATATGCATAGCTCCACTTCTATTTCTTATAGTAGTAGCATCATCAAAGTGTGCATATTCAGAACCTCTATCGGTAACAAAGCCTCCTAACATATCATCTTGTGCCATTGTTTATCCTTATATTATAGTGCATATAACCTTTTATTTTTTCGACCTCTAAACATCTGTATATCATCTTCTTCGTCATTTGGCAAGCGAATAAATCCACCCTGCCGAAACCTTGCTAGAGCCAGCGTTGTAGCATCAACTAAGTCATCGTTGGCACCACTAGGGAAATCGTTGCATTCTTCAATAACCTCATGCGCCCAACGTCTGTCTGGTGCCCAAACCACACCCCCACTAAACAAATCAGACACAGCATTAACACGGCTAATCTTATCCTGTCCCTTTCCAGGTGTAAATTCACCCACTGGAATTCCCATTCTTCTAAATTCTTGGTAAAGCGCTGCACCATTTGACTTTTTCTCCACAATAAAAGCGTCTGGTTCCCACTCCCGATACTCATCTAGACACAGAGCCTTGAGTTCTGGAAACTCTAGTCGTTCTTTTACTGCATTCAATAATATTATAGCGTAATTATTAGTTTCTTCGTTAAAAAAGACACCCCATGTTGTTATTGCATTATAATCAGCTCTATTATTGGCTTCTTGAGCAGCATCAAGCGTCATTATTATAAACTCACAACTAGGTGGATCTTCTTCTTCCCACATATTCCACCATTCTCGCTTAATTAGTGCGCCTTCTTCCGATGTTGGGTTCTGTAAGTACTGCGCATTCCAGTATCGTATGTCTAGTGCAGCTCTTCTACTCTGTAATTCTTCTAGCGGCCAGAACTCAGGCCATAATGGGACTTCATTCCCTTTTTTATCCTCTAAAATAGCTGGAAACTCTACTATTTCCCAGTCATCAACGTCGTCATTCTTAACCATCTGGTTAATTATCTGTCCTGTTAGGTCTAATTTAGACCATCGAGTCATTACTACAATAATTGCACCGCCAGGCATAAGCCTTTGTAGTGGTCCTGACTGAAACCATTCCCAAGCTGGGAGAAAAACATCTCCCTTTCCTAACTTTGCGTCTTGCTCTGAGTGTGGATCATCAATTATAAAAAGGTCTGCTCCACGACCAGCCAAAGCACCACCAACACCAATAGCAAAATACTCACCGTTATGATTTGTACCCCACCTACTGGCGCTTTTACTATCCGCTTGTAGACTGATATCGGGGAATATGTCTTTATAAGGGTCTGAGCCCACGAGATTCCTGACCCGACGGCCGAAGTTAACAGCAAGATCTGCTGTATGAGATGCCATGATAACCTTCTTTGCTGGATGCTTACCCAAAAACCAAGCCGGAGCCAGATAGGAAATAAGTTCCGATTTTCCGTGACGAGGCGCGATATTAACGATAACTCGCTTTCTTTTTCCGTCTGTGATTTCTTCAAATAATTTAGCCAATTTTGCATGATGTTCTCCTACTTTATAATCGGGGTAGACATGTTTAATAAAGTCTAAGAAGTTTGCCTTCCCCTGTGTTTTAGTTAAGTTCTTTTTGTATTCTTTTAAAAGCGTAAGGTGCTTCTGTTGCTCCCGCTCACTCATATGAGGGATTTTTGCTTGAAGTAGATTTAGATCGTTTTCACTAATCATCGTCAACTACCTCATGTTCGCCTTCAATGACTTTACCTTTTAGCTGTTCTATAGTTTCTAAAAGTTCTTTCTCTAACTCATCTCCTGATTTAGTAATGTGCGTAATCTCTGTTTTTCTTTTAAATGCATCGACGCCGTCTACTTCTCCTAAATTTCTTAATGCTTTTATTCTGTCCGCATCTTTTTCTGCCGTTGCTGATAATTCTACAAACTTATTAACCGTATAAAGTTTTAAATCTGATAGCTCTTTGACAATCATACAATTAGTTTGTGCTACAAGTCCTGCTAAAAACGCCATTGTTTCATTAGGGTAGTTTGCGAACTCAGGTTTAAGTTTCTTGTTTGTCATCATATCACGCGCAAGTTCTACGGCTTGATCTTGATGCTCTTTTGAGGGCTCTATGTTTTCTCCAGCTAAATCAGAGACCGTCTTTATTGTGTTGGCGCGGATAGAAACTTCTTGCTCAGCGCTCATCTCAGGAATAGCTTCTTTCTTACTCTTAGGTATAACAACCCCTTTCTCTATTTCAGGAATAACTAATAGATCTTCTTTTAACTCTTCCTCGGTTGAAGGAGTGAGTACTGGAGGTTTGTGTTTACTCATGTGTTCGCCGTTACACCTTGATTATTTGCAGCTATGCACAAGAGTATATCTGATTAAATTAATAATAACAAACAGAAACCATAAAGTAGCACTAAATATAAGCAGGCGTTAAGCAGGCGAAAGAGTGTATATAAAATGTTCATACTCGTAGTATACGTCCTTCAGCTAGATCAAGCGGCAGTGAGAATCATTCCGGTTTTTGAGAATTTTTTGCGAAATATTTTTTTGATTGGCTATTTGTAAAGTAAGGGGGCCTATCTGGTAACTTTTAGAAAAACTTCTGGTTATTTGAGTATATTAGAATGTATATAGTAATAGAAAAAAAATTTTATAAAGTGGTGCATAGGGGGGGCGTGGGGTTGCTTGTATATGTAAAGTAATGTTATAATAGGGACATGGCAGTCCTTTCTGCCTACACAAGGAGTAACAAAATGAGAAACAAAATGAGTAAGCAAGTAAGTTGGAGAAAAGAGGAGGAAGGTGGCACAGACCTAGCGGGACAAGAAGTGACATGGAAGGGCCAAACCTTTCTTATCCTTCGCGACGATAGGAAAGCTAATTGGTGTATCGGGTGGGGAATTGTTACAGTTAAAGACTTAGCCAATGACGAAGAGTATGGATTAAGTGGGCGGTACTTCGATGACCAAGGTTTCAATGAAGGAGCATTGGAGCACGGCGGAGTAGAATCCTTTCATTCAGCATATAACTAACCAAGGGTTGGGGGGGAAACCCCCCTTCAATAATTATGGAAAAAGCAACAGTACTAGATAGACCAGACCAGATAGAAGCATATAGAATGGCGGTCTTTAAGCAGGGCATCAAAGCTTTATTGATCGGTATGAAAATCAACAGTGGATACACTTCTACCGTATGCAGGAATTATGTATCAGGCCTTACTGGAAAAAGATACCCTGCAGGAAAGAAAGGGTTAACTACAGCGCTCGATGATCTTCAAGATTCGATCGATCGTTATAACCTTCCTATTATTTACGACTAACCAAGGGTTGGGGGTGAAAGCCCCCATCAAAAATTATGAACAATGAATCAAGATACATTCACAACGGGTATTTAACATTCACAAATGTACCACATTTTAAATACCATACAGACGCAGGGCATGGTTGGGTTGAAGTATCTAAAGACCTAGCCAGTGCATTGGGGTTCGCTGATGAGATTAGTACCTATTCTTTTCACGATCAAGATAACTATTATTTGGAAGAAGACTGCGACGCAAGACTGTTGGTCGACGCATTAAAGAATCGAGGGCAGGTATATAGAATGGACGATTGTTTTATGGAGGGCGATAGTTTCGTTCGAGACCTTGCTTCTGTAAGGAGGGGCGAATAATGAAACATGAAACATACGAAGAAATGACTGATGAACCAAAAGAAAAAATTAGTGAAGGATCGGCTTTTTATGAATGGGAAGATATGATGAAAGATGATGACTATGAGTATTGGTGGGAATTATCTCACGATCAGAAAAAATTGATGAAAGAATTTTATGATCATTGTTCTGGTTATGATGACTTAAAACATATCAAGGAGGGGTGAAAGCCCCCATCAAAAATTATGAAGATTTTTTTGGGTAGTGACTGGTATCAAAGGACATCGAGATCCGGTATAAAAGTAGAGTAATAAGTAAAGTTATGTTATAATAATGATTCAACAACACAAGGAAAAAACTATGAAACTAACTAAAAAAGAAATTAAACTGCTTGATCAAGTATCTGATGATCTACATGACGTCTTCGGGCATCGTAAGGAGACCGTGGTCGGTATTTTGAAGGATCTTGAAGGTACAAGTAGCGACGTTCTCACAAAACATTATGAAGAGTCTGCAAAAGACCTTTCATATAAAATGATGCAAGGGTGGCATCGTTGGGAACAGATCAGAAGTATTATTTATGATCAGGATCGTGAGGATCAGGATCAGGACTAGCCGAGGGGAGCCAGGGGAAACCCTGGCTTTTTTTTATTATCTAGTGACTGGTATCAAAGGACACCGAGATCGAACCACGTTTTAGTAATATGTAAAGTAATGTTATAATAATGATCCACTAACTACAAGGAGAATGAAAATGGATATAGATGAATGGGAAATTAACATTAAAGACGCTGAAGAACTACAAATGGACGATTATAGAGATAAGCTTTTAGAACTAATAGATGGCGGATTGCTTGATGCGAGACTGGCCGTTTTATGTCTGGTCAAGTATATGTCACAAGACGATGTTAAGGACTGTATGAAAGTTAACGAACTATTAGAGGAGGACGAGTAATGAAAATTGTATCGTGGCATGTAGTAGTAGAAGATGAGAATGGAAAGAAATCTGAATTAGATGTACCCACATGGGCCGCAGAAAACATAGATGAATTTATAACTGAAATACAAGAGGAGGTAGAGTCATGAACACAATACCAAAAAGCTTTGCGGGTTTACAAGTTGGATCTAAACCTGAGACAGTTAAGAATAGATTTTCCGGAGAGAGTGTAGAACTTGAACCTCAGGCCGTCGCGATGTATGACGCGATCATGGGGGCCGAAGCCATGGAACTTTATGACATGATGCAAGAGGGCTTGACTTGGTTTCGCGAGTATCACCCAAAAGCATACATGACTTTATTAGACTAATCGGGAGGGGCCCGGGGCAACCCGGGTTTTTTTTATTATCTAGTGACTGGTATCAAAGGGCATCGAGATCGAGATTATTTTTAAATAAGTAAAGTTATGTTACAATTATAAAACACAATTAGAGGGGTACAAAAATGACAAAATTACTAAGTATTAACGCGGATGCAAAGACAATAAAAGGAAACAAAAAAGGCTTTATGACGGCCATACAATATTTAAGCCCTTATAAGGATAGCGGGGTTAACTTGTGCGCCAATGCAGACAACGCACAATGTCATATTGCATGTTTAAAATCCGCGGGCCGTATGGTTATGGCGTTCGATGCAAGACTAACCCGAACTAAACTTTATCTAACGAATCAGGCAGAATATTTTAGGCAATTAGTAAAAGAGATTAAAGCATTTATTAAAAAGGCTGAACAAAACAATTTAACCCCTTTAGTGCGCTTGAATGGGACGAGTGATATACGTTGGGAAAATGTCGGGTTTTATTCTGAAGGCGTTTATTATCGTAACATTATGGAGCGCTTTGATGCTGTTCAATTTTATGATTATACTAAAATACCCAATAGAGAAAAAAGCATCAACGGCGTTCAAAGCTTCCCGACCAACTACGATTTAACTTTTAGTTATTCAGGCGCCAAAGGTTTTGAGAAGTTTACCGACCGAGCATTCAAAGACGGTAAACGGGTTGCGGTTGTATTCGATAGGGTTGAAAATATCCCGTTAACGTTTCATGGTCGCAAAGTTGTAAGCGGGGATGATACAGATATCAGGCATCTAGATCCCGAGGATGTTGTGGTTTCATTATATGCGAAGGGACACGCAAAAAAAGATGGATCCGGGTTTGTTGTTAAGACGTAAACCCAACAGAGTACCTTGTGGGGGGCAGAGAAATCTGCCCTTTTTATTTACCTAGTGACTGGTATCAAAGGACAATGAGTGACTGGTATCAAAGGACATCGCCATCGACATTGGGTTTACGATAAGTTTTACTTATCAATTTGTTCCAATGTTCCAATGTTCCAACCCAAAACAAGTATACATAGGATTTTTCAGGATTCCGAAAGTCAAGAGACCTGATTTCGCGGTGCAATAAAAAAGCCTGTGAGCATATCGTACTTAAAACAGTGTGGAACATTGGAACAGCACACAAAATATACAGCACTATATATATATAATATTAATATTTATAGTAGTAGTAGTAAGGGTTTAAAGGAATTCGCACCAATAGTTATCCACAAGTTAATCCACAGATTTTGTGTAGCTTTACATATGGAACACGTTGGAACATGGAACAGACTTTGGAACAGACCCGAATCCTATTAAATCAATGAAATCAACGAGATAGCACCTACAAGGCTCGTAGCGAGATAATTAGTAAACTTGAACCTTACCTATCAACCCTTACTAGAACGTCGCATACAGAGCCAATATGACAACTTAAATTTTACAAGTATCAAGACCTGTTCCAATAATCGTGTTCCAATCTGTTCCAATCTGTTCCAATAATAATTAAAGTATTAGTTGACATGTCTGAAATAGTAGCGTAATGTTTTATGTAGCTTTACTAATTTTTAACCACACGAGGAACTAAAAATGAATATTAAAATAACTAGAAACGAGTACGGAACTTTAGAGTTTGATGGAACTTTTGAAGAGAAAGACGCAGTAAGACAAGAATTAAATGAGAGAATTAAAAAAGCTAAAGAGGCTAGTGAGGTTTTGTTTCAATTAATAAAAGACCTAGAATTTCAGAAATTAGAATTAATTGTGAGCAACCACACGGGAGAAACAGTATGAATATGACAGATGAACTTGACGAAATAATGGGGTGGACTTCCACCTCATATGAGGGAGAAAAGGCATGGGAGATAGTAGGCGGACGCATGTCAGGCACTGATTACAAACTTGCATTATTAAGACTACAAGGAGATTCAAATGAACCCAATGAGAGATATTAATAAATCAAGGGGGAATTGCCCCAACCTCACTTGGTCGGGCAGACCATCGGAAACTACACCAAAAACCAAATGTGGCTCGACAGGATGGTACGGAAAACCTGTCGCATGTCATGAGTGTGAAACAAAACATGACCAAGAAACACAACCCTATTACCCCGAAGACGATTATGACGACGGACTTAATTAAAAAGGAGATTCAAATGAATATAACAGAAGAGGAAATTAAAGAAGTTGTCAAAGAGCTAACGAATATGACAGAAGAGCGAATTAAAAAAGAAGTACTCTATGATTTATGGCTAGGCGATAAACTTTTTACTGAAGAGCAAGATGAGGTGATAGAAACTGAAATCCAAAAACGACTACAAGGAGAAAAATAATGAGTAAAGAAAAGACTATAAAAATATATGTAGAGGGGGGTGCAGTCATAGATGTTATAAATATTCCACCGAATTATAGTTGTGAGATTATTGATTATGACCAAGAATCACACCCATATTACGCCGAAGATGACTACGATGACGGACTACTTTAACTACAAGGAGAATCATAATGATTAGAATGACATGGAAACAGTTTGAAGATAAGTATCAATTTGAAACAGATGAGAACGGCTCACAATTATTCTCGGCTCAAGACAGTCGCAAGATAGATGTTGAGGAAGAACACGGAGACAATGCTTGGCGATATATTTGGACAGTCTGTTCCGAGGGCAGTGATGAATACTTTGTTGCGGGGTATGCCGTTGTCAATCGCATGGACTACATGATTGCAACAGTACCCAATGATTTTTCTGCTGAAAAGTGTGAGATGGGAGAGTCAGTTGAGATTGTCGAGGACTATGATGAGCTATCACAAAGACCGAAGAACGAGTTGGCTATCAACCCCAAACAAATAGAGGGATACCCCCAACTCAATACCTACCTCCACTATGCAAAGTACGACCTATGGATAAAAGGCGAACTCAAGATAGTCGAGATATTTGCCGAGCAGAACATAGATGACTATGTATGGTTCAGCCTAGCGATTGACGGAGAGGTCATGGAGACGTCCGAGTATAGTGATTGGAATCCTGAAGAAGAGGACGAGAAAGGGGAGTTCGACTTTGATGAGCTAGTCAAGACCGAACTCATGGGTAACCGATACTTGGGCAGAGATATTGTTGCCGATACATTTATGAAAATAACTTTAGAGGAGGTAACATCATGAGTAAAAAAGCTCAAAGCCAATACCACGAACTTGTAAAAGATATTTTGTGGACTTTTGTTAATGAAAAAGATATTCCTGAGATTGAAAAACAAGTTAATGAAGTCCGTAAAGAATTCAACCAACGCAAATTAGGAGAATAATTATGAGCAAAGAAAAGACAACAGAAATTCGACCATACAAATGGTCGGCTTGGGACTTTGAACTATTTAGTCGGGATCGAGAGGGTAAAACCGAGTACGCATTTATTACTACCGAACACAAGTGGGTCACATTGGCAATCGACGGAGACTATAACCTAGTTCCTGTCGAGCAACACAAACTACTCGCCCCACTGTTTGATGGGATAACTGCCTCAACTGATATGTACTTTGTCATTGACGGAGTATGTGGAGTAGATGAGGCAGACGGAGGGTACATCGATATGGAGTTTTCCGAGCAACACTTGAAGACCGAGTACGCTACCTTGCAGAAACTAGACAACAACCACGACCTATGTGAATCAGAGATTCTATTTGAAATGGGGTTCAAGGAGTATGAGGACAAGATGAACATCTCTGACGACTACACCCGAACAGTAATTAAATTCAACCAACGCAAACTAGGAGAGTGAACATGGAAACAGAAGTAACAAAGAAGTACAGGATATACAGATTCATTAATGACATATCAATAAATGGTAAAGAGTTTATTTGTGAGGATGATGGCTCGATCAAATTGTTCGATAGTGAAGACCACGCAAAGGCATTCATTAAAGAGGGCGACCCGTCAATCGATGTGGAGGCCGACGACCTACTACATGAATATGGACTAGACATTGAGGAGGACGACGATGGAGTTTGATACTGATTTACTAGATGAGTACTGCCGAAATACATTCGGCCATAGCAATTGGGAGTTTATTGAAACCAAGCCTGACCATGTAATTGTGAAGTTTAACAAAGAACCTTTAGAGGATGATGACATGAGCGAATTTGAGAGAGGAGAACGATAATGAAACAAAATAAAGACGGGTCAATTTCAGTAACATGGAACATAGAAGACGTTCAATCATTAGAACCAAAAGTAACAGATGAACAAGCTATGGAAGTTTTAGAGTTAGCTCTTGATAATCATGACGCTAATGTAGGAATCAATTGGGGAGTCCTAGAATTTTGGATATCCCAAGTTTACAAGGAGAATGACAATGACTAAAAGATGGTACACAAACAACTGGGATGGGTCAGCGTGGGTATTCAACAAAGCCCTAGACGAAGTAGAAGTTCAGATAGATATTCTGTATGACGTTGAACATGATGACGGGGGGAGTTTCCCCGCGATATACCCAATAGCAACATACTCGGATGACGATGGATACGAGCAAGACTATAAGTTATCGGAGAATGAGATTCAAAAATTTTACGAGGAGGTCTACGAGGCTATGCAAGAAGAACCTATGTACGATGAATACGGAGGTGCGCTATGACAGTAGAACAAATAGAGGAGTGTGAAGATGAAATATAAATACATACCTGAAACAAAAAAAGAAAAATTAATAGATAAGGTGATGAGAATTAAAACATCATTTATTTATTCTGATAGAGCCGAGCTATTATGGAATATGGACGAAGATGATTTGGAAATTTTATTAAAGGAGATACAACAATGAGTAAACTAAAACTAAAACACTATCGAGTGTATGTCACGCAGTATTGTATACCGATGGACATCATGGCAGTAAGTACAACCCAAGCAAAAAGAATTGCTACCGAAGACCGCACATGGGAAGTAATGGATGCTGACATTCGAGCAGAAAGACAGGAGGAGAGAGAGGAACAAGAGGCTATAGATGAAGAAGACTATCAATACAGGGGGAACACATAATGTACCACGTGCAAATGAAAAAATCTTTCGATCGAGGAGGAGACAAATGGATGTCAGCTTGGGAGGGTGCGGAATGCAACACTCAAGAAGAGGCGTTCGATATGCTAGATGAATATCTAGAAGAGGCAAAGGAAGATGGGCTTGAATATAATCGAGACCATTATCGAGTTAAATATATAGAGGGCATAGTCATAGACTTTAGCCCCGAGGGAGAAGAGTAATGCCTAAAGAAAAGATTGATTATGTAGAGCAAGACATTTATGACTACTTTGGGGCAGACCAAGATATTTGGAAAGCCGAACGACATGAACTACTGGGAATCATTGGGGGTATGAGTGGCATACTAGAACTCATATGGCACAACCAAGTGTCGGCTGAGCGTTCATTCAAAGACTTTAAGGATTGGCTAAAAGAAACGAAAGAACTTGACATGATAGAAGTTGTAGATAATACTGATACTCCAATCAAAGTCGGAGAGGGCTAATGGCACACCATATTTTTATCAAAGTTCGTAGACTACTCATGGACTTCGTTGCCTTACTTGATAAACATAGCATAGGCAGTGAAGACCGAGAAGAGGCTAATCGAATCATCGAAGAGCTATCAGTAATAATGAAAGATGAGAAGTTTGTAGAACATCTTGAAACCGAAATAAAGCAACACGAACATCAACAAATGACAGACGACATTGCAGACGAGATTCTATCTCATGGATGTCCGAACGGAAATTGTGATGTGTAACAGAGAGAGCAGTATTTTATTTTAATTAAATGGAGAGAGCGAATGAACCAAGTAACAAAGAAAAACGCAATAGCATTAGCAGTTATCGTAGCAATTGGAGGGCTTGTGTATGTATCAAAACAAGATGTACCCACACCCGCACCCGCGTCAACACCCGCGGTAGTCATAGTTGAAACTATCACAGAATCAGAGGCTAGGTCACTGGTATCAAAAGACACCGGCATTGACCTTATAAATCTTGGAGACGAAACAGTTCTTCCTGAAATTGCGGGATATGACAACCCAACAGTTGACGACCTACCCCCACTTACATTGGATGGCTCACACCTACCCGACATGGCGGGATATGAGTCACCATCAGCTGACAAACTTCCACCACTAGAATCATAGTGGCAACACCTGAAAAGAAAGTAAAACAGAAAGTATGTGCCAAGCTTAAGGAACTTGGTGCGTACTACTTTTATGCCTCAACAGGAGGATATGGGGCAAGTGGTGTACCTGACATCGTCGCATGTTACAAAGGTAAGTTTATCGGGATCGAGTGTAAAGCCAATGGAAACAAAGCAACGGCCTTACAACAGAAACACTTACGGGAGATAAGTATGCAACAAGGAGTCTCACTAATTATTGACGAGACGAATATTGAGATGTTAGAGTATTACGTTAAAGGCAAACGAGTGATGAGTTTGGAGAGTAAAACATGAATGCAGAAAATAATAAAGCAAAGAAAGAACTTACACGCATGCAAACTAAAGAACAAGCAATAGATATGTTAAGGGAGGAGGGGTACACGGTTTTATACCCAATACCGAAAGAGGCTTCAAGAATACGCATGGAAGCGAGAATGGTAAGGGTATTAAAACAAAGCATAATACCTGTGTTAGAGCATAGTGGGTATACGGTAACTAAAACAGGAGTGCCTAAAAGATGAATGCAGAAGATGTAGACATGGTAAATCATCCACCCCATTACACAAGTACGAAGTATGAGGTGATAGATATACTAGAAGAATTTTTTAAAGACGACCCACTATTGTGGCAATGTGGTAAATATCTTTTACGATGTAAAGGTAAGGGAAACCTAGAGCAAGACCTTAGTAAGATGATATGGTACGCTAAACGTAGGATGGAGAGAGAGGACATAAATGACAATAAAACGTAGACTTTATTCAGATGAGAAAGAGCAAGAGTTTTTAACAAGAGCGATAGCATATATGGAGAAAAACCCAAAGACAACTAGAGGTAAAGTTGCTTTATACGCGGGGGTAGGGGTTAGTGTATTGGAGCGATTTGAAATTGAGGGGAGACTAACATTACCTCCGAAGTTGACTCTAAAACAAGCTAGGGCTACAAGTCCTTGGGCAAAAGGTCACATGGTATGAGTGACGAGATAGACGTAGCCAACAACGAAGTACAGAGACAATTAGAGGCAACTCTAAAAAGTGTTGATACGACTGTCGAAGAAAATGATACCGGCAAATGTACGTGGTGTGAAAGAGAAGTAAAAGACAAGAGACGATGGTGTTCAGTTGAATGCCGGGACGAGCATACATTTTATGCTAATAAACTATAAGGAGAACGACATGACTGTGTGGCCTCAAGAACATAAAGATCCTGATGAAGATGAGAAAGACTTACATTCTTTGTCAGAAAAAGACTATAAAGTATTGGAGTATTTCATTAATACAGTAGCCGTTGCTACGGCCAGTTACGTGCTTTATTTACTGTTAACGTAATGGCAATTATTAAAGAAGATAATAGAGTTGGGCCGGCAGTATGTTGTAAGTGTGGTTCTGACGCTAAGATTAACCACGGGGGCAAGTGGTATTGCTCAATAGAATCAGACATGGGCGTCTATAATATTAAAGGGTTTTGTATAAAAGAGAGGAAAAATAATGGAAAAAGTTTATGATATATGGATTGATTTAAATAAAGAATTAATGACGGTAAGAGCAGAAAACTTAACAGAAGCTTTACAAGAAACAAAAAAAGAATTAAATAAAATAATTGATAGTATTACTGAAGAAGACCTAAAGAAAGAAATAGATACCGACAGGGGGTTGTATTATTATCAATTTCAAGAAAGAAAGAAAGATACATATGACAACACAGATATTGTCATATATGACAGTTTAGATTATTCATATGTGGATGGTAAAAAATATGATGATTTTTCAGGCTATGATTTGTTTAATTGGGAAAACCCTGAAGTAGAACACCTTGTAACTCATGGTGTTTGTTGGTGTTGTGATGTCATAATGCCGAAGAAAAATATAAAATGGGATTTAGAAAAGATATGTAAAGAGAAGAATTTAAATCACGAGTATCTTGAGGACATCCTTCCTATTTGTAATACATGTATTACCGATAAAAAATATATGAGTGAGTACAACAGAATTAAAGAAATTGATGAAGAATTTAAAGCGAAAGGGACAACTTGAATCTAGTAACGATTGACTTTGAAACATTTTACGATGTGGGATTTAGTCTATCTCGAATGACAACTGAAGAGTACATCAATGATGAGCGGTTCCAAGTCATTGGTGTAGCAATAAAAATAGATGACGGAAAAACTGAATGGCATGCCGGAGAAGAGGCAGTAGCAAAAGCTATAGCTGACATCGCATGGGCCGATGCAATGTTATTGTGTCACAACACTTTGTTTGATGGCGCTATTCTTAAATGGAAGTTTGGTGCAGAGCCGATGAAATACCTGGACACCCTGTGTATGGCGAGATCTATACACGGAGTGGATGCCGGGGGTTCACTTAAAGCTTTGGCTGAACGTTACAAACTAGGAGAAAAAGGCACAGAAGTCTTGGATGCTAAAGGTAAACGCATAGAAGACTTTCGCGACCATGAGCTACGCCAATACGGAGTGTACTGTAAGAACGACGTGAAGCTCACTTATGGTTTATTCAAAGAGCTCGCTATTAACTATCCGGCTAGTGAACTTAGACTTATCGACATCACGTTAAGAATGTATATATTACCCGGGTTACAGTTAGATAAAGACGTACTTGTGGATAGATTGAAAGAGGTCAAGAGTGAAAAGCTTAATTTGTTACAGGCACTTGCGGATAAACTTGAATGTGAAGTAGAAGAAGTGCGTAAAAGATTAGCAAGTAATAAACAGTTTGCTGATGTGTTAGAACAGTTAAATGTGTTAGTACCAATGAAGACAAGCCCAACAACAGGGAAAGAAACTTACGCCCTAGCAAAAGGAGACCAAGGGTTTTTAGCTTTATGTGAACACCCGAATGCTTTTGTACAAGAGCTATGTACAGTAAGACTCGGCACTAAATCTACGATTGAAGAAACTCGCATAGAGCGGTTCATTGGTATAGCTGAACGCAACCGCAATCAACTCCCTATACCCTTGAAATATTATGGCACACATACAGGACGTTGGGCTGGTTCAGACAAAGTAAACTTCCAGAACTTACCGTCACGCGACAAGAAACAAAAGGCATTGAAGAACGCCATTCTCCCACCAGACAATCACGTGATTATAAATTGTGACTCTTCACAAATCGAAGCTCGTATACTAGTCTGGTTTGCCGGACAGCATGATGTACTTGAACAGTTTAAAAGGGGGGAAGACGTGTATTCAGTGTTTGCCTCTAAGGTTTATATGAAGTCTGAAGTAAATAAGACTGAACGGGCCGTAGGTAAGACTTGTATCTTGGGATTAGGTTATGGTACTGGTGCAAAGAAACTGCGAGATGTATTAAAGATTAATGCGGGTGTAGATATGGCTGAAAAAGAAACAAAAAGTTTAGTAGATTTATACCGAAAAATAAACCACGAAGTGGAAGGGCTTTGGAAGGAGTGTGATCGAGCCTTGAAATTTATGGCGTCTTGGCCTAAAGATAAACCTGTTTATTATTTAAGCAAAGTGAATTGTGTATTGGTTACTCCGGAAGGATTAAAACTACCTAACGGATTGTATCTACGCTATCCAAACTTAGAGCTAAAGAATAATGGGTATACTTATATATCAAGACGAGGCGAGATTAGTATTTGGGGTGGAGTAGTGGTGGAGAATGTAGTTCAAGCTTTAGCTAGGATAGTTATTGGGGTGCAAATGATTACTATTAATAAGAGATATAGACCACTGCTTACTGTGCATGACGCAGTGGTGTGCGTTGCGCCGGAGGCAGAAAAATATGAAGCATTACGTTTTATTATGCAGACTATGAATAAAGCACCGTCATGGGCAAAAGGCTTGCCGGTAACGTGTGAAGGGGATTTTGGTAAAAACTATGGCGAATGCTAAATACTATTTTAAGATACCTGACGAGTCGATAGCTTCGGAGATGATGTACCTTCGAGCAATTACTGCACGTAAGGAGTCGTGGTTTGACTATTATAATTTTAAAGCTATAGAAGTACAAGATGATTGGGTAGTTGATCCTTGGTGGAAATACTTATACAGAGCACACCCATTTAAAGCCGGGATTATTAAGTTGGAGGCTAACACATATTATGATTGGCACATCGATACTGATAGAGGAGTCGGGGTAAACATGTTGTTAAATAACTGGGACAAAAGCCATTGTATGTTTAACCCAAATTTAAAACTCGGGGCAAATGTAGCACTTGGTAATGTAAAAGGCGAGTTTATTGAGTTAAAGTACAAGCCCCAAAGGTATTACTTATTTAACGCACAAGTTACACACACGGTGTATAATTTTGAAGAGACTAGGTATTTATTAAGCGTAGATTTTGAAGAGGATAGAACTAAATTAACTTATAATCAGCTACTTGCGGAGATGAAGCGCGAGCGTTGGTGGGAAAAAGGATAAATAATGTTGCACGAAATGTATGATGGCCTTTTAATTATGGATTTTTTCGATGATTGCATTATTGGAGTAGTGAAAGGCATTGATAATGAAGATAAAGTTTGTTACAGCTTTAGGAAAGTAATAGCCAAACTTATGCGTGAAGATGAAATGACTGAAGAAGATGCAATGGAACATTTCTATTACAACATGATGGGCTCGTATGTGGGAAAAAACACCCCATGCTTTTTATTTGTTGAAGGGGATCATTAATGGCAAAAAAGTTTCAGACGCAAGAAGTCTATGAGCGTTTTAAAGATTATAAAAAAGACCATTGCTGGCAATACGAAATTCGCCAACAAAACTTAATCAACGATTTGAAGCAAGCAAACCTTACTAAAGATGAATATAAATCTTTACGCATTGATGACTTTGAGTTTTCTTATGTTGACAAAGAAGATAAAAAACAATGTGAGGAGATAAAAAAGTTTATTAAACAGCATGAGTGGTTGGGTAAACTTCCCATTTGGCTTACTCATAGATTCACAGCGCGATTAAAAAAGAATAAAACTCTCGCTGGCGTTATCATTATGGCAACACCAAATGCCTTTTCAAATATTTTAGGGGAAGAAAATAAAAATAAGGAAAAATTAATAAGTCGAGGCTCTTGTATTTCTTGGTCACCTAAAAATCTTGCTTCATGGTTGCTAATGCATTCAATTAAATATATGGTAAAAAATACAGAATTTAGAGCATTTTCAGCTTATTCAGACCCAGAGGCAAAGGAGCTAGGAACCATTTATCAAGCTTGTAATTTTATTTATTTAGGACAGAAATTTGGTGCTGGAAGTCAATATTTAGACCCCAACAACCCAAAACGTGGTTGGTTTGGAAGTAGCGGCTTTGCTGACCGAAGTCAAATTGTACGTTATGCAAAAAAGTTAGAAATTGAATGGCAACCTGAATGGTATAAGATGATTGGCAAAAAGAAAAACTATAGAAAAGTAAATTGGCACACCATACCAGAAGACATCGCAACGAGATTAAAGAACGAAAGGGAAAGTCATAAAAACTGTTGTGATAAGCGTCCATCACCCACCAAACATAAATACATTTACATTCTTGGCTGTAGTAAAAAAGAAACAAAGCAGCTTCACAACAAATTTAAAGAAATAAACCCCAAAATAATAAATTTAGCATACCCAAATATTCGAGGAAAATAATTAATGCCAAGAAAAGTAAAACGGAACGTTGCCCAAACTTACACGCCAACTCATAAACGAACACAGCAAGGGGGACACATTAGAAAGACTTCATCCATGAACAAAAGTTTTAAAGCGAGTTATAAAAAATACAGGGGACAAGGCCATTGAAAACAATTGTCCATGTTAATCAACATGTTATAAAGTCAAACAGAAAGCACAGCACAGAAGAACCTGTATTGACTGTTAAGACATACAAGAGCAATACCTACGCTTCAGAGGTCATTATAAGAGGGGACTCTAAAGTAGTATATAGCCCAAACAAACCACTATCATGTGGTGCACATGTTTGGATAGAAACCCAATCTGAAGTGGAGATAGTTAGATAATGAGTGATTTTACATGGAGTTTTTCCTCCCTAAAAGAATATATTAATTGCCCTAAGAAATACCAAGAGGTAAGAATATTAAAGAACTATTCATTCGTAGATACGCCTCAAACTATTTATGGTAAGGAAGTGCATGAAGCACTAGAACTTTATGTCAGAGATGGTAAACCTCTAGCTAAAAACTATATGCGCTTTAAGAAAATGGTAGACACGTTGGTGGCTATACCCGGAGTTAAATACCCCGAATATAAAATGGCCTTAACTAGAAAGATGGAGCAGTGTGATTTTGACGACGACAACAGATGGGTAAGAGGTATAGCCGATTTGGTTATTGTAGATGGTGACAAAGCTTTTATCATTGATTACAAGACGGGGTCGAATAGATACCCAGACACTAAACAATTAAAACTCATGGCACTCATGGCGTTTGTTTGTTTCCCTGAAGTTAATAAGATAAAAGCCGGACTATTATTTTGTATGAAAAATAGTTTTGTTCAAGAGTCGTATACTAGAGACGGCATACATAAAGCTTGGAGATCCTTTGAACAACCGTTAGATCGGCTAACAATGTCTTATGATAAAGATGAATGGGTACCTAACCCTACGCCACTGTGCGGATGGTGTCCTGTCGAGACATGCGAACACCATAAGCCTAGACGTTAATGCATAAAAAACGGGCTGCCTGTGTTGTTTGTGGGGATAAATTTACTACTACTCACCCAAAGTATTTGACATGCTCTAAAAAATGTCGGGACGTAAACAAAGTTAATCGTCGATACCAAAGGATGAACAACGATTGGGCCGCTTACTTTAAACACTTACTGTCCAAAAAGAAAGACTCTCCCTTAACTGTTGATCAGTTAATATACAAAGTGGCTGGGCAAGATTATAAATGTGTGTTGTCTGGAATAGAACTTACGTGCATCCGAGTGCGAGGAAAAGTTATGCAGACCAATGCAAGTATAGATAGAATTCATGCGGGAAAAGAGTATAATTACGATAATATACAGATAGTCTGTAGAGCCGTGAACTCCTTTCGGGGTAACATGGAAGTAGAAGAATTTATTTTTTGGTGTAAAGAGGTAGCTAATCATGGCGTATGTAAATAAAAAAAGGCCTTATAAGAAAGAGTATCAGCAGCAAAAGAATCGCGAAGAACACCCCAATCGTATGGAGCGCCAAAAGCTTAGACGCAAAGTAGATAAGAATGGTAAAGACGCTAACGGCAATGGTGTGGCAGATAAGAGAGAGGGTAAAGATTTAGCTCACAAAAAACCTCTATCAAAAGGTGGTAGCAACAAAGACGGTTACACAGTTCAATCAAAATCTAAAAACCGATCGTTCAAAAGAAATTCAGATAGCTCAATAAAAAACAGACAATACCTAGCAAATAAATAAAATATAGCTTGACTTGTATTTAAATAGCGTCCATACTGTTATTTCAATGAGAGGACATTATGGAAATACTAGAAAACGTAGCTGTTAAGTTAATGGTGCCAAACGCAGTGGTGCCCGCGATACAAGGGCGCATTAAAAAATTTAAAGTTTTAGAGACCGGCGAGACAATGTCTGACGTTGTTATTCGATGGGGTCTAGATGAGATGACGTTATTATCTGATTTATTAAACTTTAAAAAATTCCCACCTTCACCTATTACTCGTGACTATAAATGGTCAGGAAGATTTCAACCTTTCGATCATCAAAAAGTTACTTCGGAATTTTTTAGTATAAACCGTAGAGCGTTTTGTTTTAATGAAGCCGGCACCGGTAAAACTTCTAGTGTGTTATGGGCTTCTGATTACTTAATGAATGAAGGCAAGATTAAAAGAGTCTTGGTAATTTGTCCACTATCAATCATGACATCTGCGTGGAGGAATGATATATACAACACTTGTATACACAGAACTCCCGGGGTAGCTTACGGTTCTGCCGAAGATCGTCGCGCTATTATAAGTAATACTCAGTACGAATTTGTAATCATTAATTATGATGGGGTAAACATTGTTAGAGAGGATATAGCGGATGCCAACTTTGACTTGGTTGTGGTAGACGAAGCCAATGCTTACAAGTCTGTGACAACTAAACGGTGGAAAACATTAGCTAAAATACTTAAGCCTGAGACTCGTTTATGGATGATGACCGGGACTCCGGCATCTCAATCTCCAGAAGATGCGTTCGGTTTAGCCAGACTCGTATGCCCCCACCGTGTACCTAAATTTAAAACAGCGTGGCGTGACAAAGTTATGAATCAGATTACTAGGTTTAAATGGATGCCCAAAAAGAATAGCCAAGAATTAGTGTTTAATGCCTTGCAGCCCGCTATACGTTTCGCTAAAAATGATTGTCTTGATTTACCCGACGTAACTTATCAAACAAGAGAGATACCACTTACGCCACAAGTAGAAAGATACTACAAGAAATTGAAGAAAGATATGATCATTGAAGCAGCCGGGCAAGAGATAACTTCAGTAAATGCAGCTGCGGCTATGACAAAATTGTTACAGATTTCTGGTGGAGCAGTATACACTGACGGCCACCAAGTTGTGCAGTTTGATATTAAACCTAGACTTAAAGAGCTTGTGGATACTATAGAACAGACAGCGCATAAACTCATAGTGTTTGTGCCGTACCGACACACCATAGATATAGTTGCCCAACATTTAGAAGCGAATAACATCACCACTAAAATTATTCATGGGAGTGTATCGGCTCACAATCGTACACAGATTATTAAAGAGTTTCAAAACGCTGATGACCCAAGAGTCTTGGTCTTGCAACCACAAACCGTAGCACATGGCATTACACTTACTCGCGCAGACACCGTAGTATTTTGGTCTCCCGTGATGAGTGTTGAAGTCTACATACAATGTATAGCGCGGATTGATCGAGTGGGACAAAAAAACAAGATGACAGTAGTACACTTACAGGGTTCGGCCATTGAAAAAAGGATGTATGCAATGCTACAAGGTAAAGTAGATAGGCATATGAATTTAGTTGATTTATACAGAGAGGAGATAGGACTATGAATAAAATAGAGAAATTAGAAAGGGAAAGAACAGACTTAAAGAACAAATATTATGAAGAAACAAAAGCAATAACTGAGAAAATAAAACATGCGCAGTGGGTAAAAAGAAAAGCATCTCTTGATGCGCGCGAAAAGAAAAAATTATTGGGGGTAAAAAGAGATGAGCAGATTAAAGAAGAATATGATAGGGGAGAAATTACACTTAAAAAACTAGGAGCTAAATATAATTTGTCTGGCTCAAGAGTTCGTTGCATCATACAAGCAGTTGAGCGACGACAGCGAGCTCAAAGAGTTTGGAAACAAAAACGCAAAGAGATAAGGGGGTTAAAAAAAGAGTTACAAGATGGTAATAATGATACAACTCCGTTCGGGAATCAACTTGTAACTTATGACATTTATTTTTTAAACATGAATGTTAGAACGTCGAATTGTCTTAAAGGGGTAGAGATTTATACTATTGGTAGCTTAATTCAAAAGAGCGAAAGGGAGTTATTGAGGGCACCTAACCTAGGTAGAAAGACTTTAAATGACATTAAGTATACATTGGATGATTGGGGACTTAAATTAAATACAAAAATTAATAGAGAGGAGATAGGACTATGAGTGGAGTAAAAGTAAATTCCTTAGTGAAAGCTTATTTGGCTATTAGATTAGAGCGAGATAAGTTAGCTAAGAAATATCAGCAAGAAGATAGCGAACTTAAAGATCAGATAAGTAGATTGGAGAGTGCCATGCTAGAAACTTGTGATGACATTGGTGCAGAAACATTACGCACCGAAAGCGGTACAATTATTAAAACCCTTAAAGAAAACTACATATGTGGGGATTGGGATAACTTTAAAACTTATGTATTAGAAAACCAAGCTTTAGAGTTATTACAGCAACGCATTAGTCAGACAAACTTTAAGGAGTTTCTAAGTACACGAGAGGAGGAGGGACTCCCTCCTGGTATCAGTACGATGAGAGAGTTTAAAATAACTGTACGTAAACCAACTAGTAAATAAGGAGAATGACTATGGCTCAACAGCCTGTAACATTTACAACACCTCAAGGTGTTGCGCAATACCCTTGGTTATCTAAACCGGATACTAAATTTTCGGAAGAGGGCGACTATAAAGTAAATCTTATTATAGCCAAAGAAGAGGCATTACCTGCGTTAAAATTAATTAATCAAGTGTATGCTGAGAACTATGAAAAAGAAGTTAAGAAAGCGAAGGGGGCTGAAATTAAGAAAGCACCCCCTCCATTTTCCGAAGAGCTTGATGATGCTGGTCAACCTACTGGTAACATCATACTTAAGTTTAAATCAAAAGCAGCGTACAAGCCAGCTATCTTTGATGCTAAGGGTATCCCTATGATAGACAGTAATATTTGGGGTGGCTCGGAGTTAAAAGTAAATGGTTCAGTTGCCGCATACTACACCCCTTTGATTGGCGCCGGAGTCGCTTTAAGACTTAGAGCCGTTCAAGTTATTCAGTACGTTGAGGGTGGCTCAGGTAGCGCTGATCGTTTTGGCTTTGAGGTTGTTGCCGGCTATGAACATAAAGCGGTAGAAACTTTTGAAGAGGTGACAGCTACAGAAGAAGCGCCTGTCGTTAAAGAAGACGAGCCAGTAGTTAGATCTGACGGTAAGATACCGCCGAAACCCGCTGACGATTTGTCAGACATTCTTAAACAGTTTGCAGAGGAATAACTATGCCAAAAAAATATAGCCCAGAGTTTTTAATAGAGCTTAATACTTTTGACAAAGATAGACCCGGAGTTCAGTTAGCGAAGGCCTGTGTAAATGCAGACCTTCCTATCACTGAAGTCGCTAAAGTTTTTGAGGTGTCTCGGATGACTATTCATAGTTGGTTCCGAGGATCTCCTATTAGAGATAAGAACTGTATTAAAATTAAAAAATTTTTAAAAGCACTTAATGAAGCGTGGGACGATCAGTTTGAGAATCATACAGATACTCTACCGTTGTCGCATTTAAAATTAGCTAAAGAATTTTTGAATACTAAAATAGTCCCTAAATTAGGGGTTGAAGATTAATCCGATAAGAGTAGAATAGATAACGCTCCGAAGGTTTTAAAAAACCGCACATTAGTGTGGGGGCGTCTTGTCGACTAAAAAAGTAAAGGCAAATATGTTAAACGAATTTTATAGCAAAGCATTACCCGATGAAGGTATTTATTGCATAGCTTATAATAAACCAAACACAAAACTTTTTAATCAAGCATTCGCACAAACTCTAGATGAAGCCGTCAATTTAATAGACAAGTACAAAGAACACCACAATACTTTTATTGCTATGGGCACTTTTGAAACTCAAAAGCGTGAAGCGGCTCGTACTAAATTTATTAAATCTTTTTATCTTGATTTAGATGTAGGTGAGAATAAAGAATACGCATCTCAAAAAGAAGCACTACTAGCGCTAGGTGATTTTATTGAGAAGACCCAGTTACCCATGCCTGCTATTGTAAATAGTGGTAATGGCATTCACGTGTATTGGTTTTTAAAACATCAGATTACAGGGGAAGAATGGAAACCTTTAGCTGAAAGACTTAAAAAGTTTTGTATGAGTATGGGATTAAAGATTGATCCTTCTGTAACTGCAGACTCAGCGCGCATCTTAAGATGCCCTGACACAAACAATTATAAATCAGAACCTCCCAGACCTACCTTGATACTAAAGGATGCACCTGTATACGAACTCAAACGTATTATGAGTTGCATTGAGAGTAAAGAAGTTTCGCTTGAAGAGCTAGTGACACATCAGAGTTTTACTGAAGAAGAAAAGAAACTAAAGTATGGGAATATTGAAAACAAGTTTGAGGTGTTATTAAAAAACAGCGTTAAAGAAAATGATCAAGGATGTGCTCAAGTAAAATACTATATTGATAATGTTAAGAGCACACCCGAACCTGTGTGGTGGCGAGTTATATCACTTATTCAAAACTCTGTAGACCGAGACAAATGGGTTCATATATTATCCAAAGATCATCCGGGATACTCCTATGAAGAGACAGAAGAAAAATCTTTATCCACTCAAGGTAAACCTCACACATGTGCAGACATAGATAATAACAACCCTGGCATTTGTACGAAGTGTCCTCATTGGAAGAAGATTTCTACTCCATTGCAGTTATGTAAGGTGCCCATCAAAGCAGAGGTGGTTGAGGCAGCTGCAATAGAGGGTGAGGTTATTACAATACCTAAAAAAGAGAAAAACAGATTACCTCAAACTTTAGACGATAAAGGCTATTGGATAGGGAAAAATCATGGAGGGGTATACAGGACTGTTACAGTACACGATAAAAAAGGAGGGGCGTCTTTTGAGGATCAGATACTAATATACGACTATGAAATGCTTGTAGTCAAACATTTAAAAAGCTCTATAGATAAAAACTGTTTACTCGTTAATGTGTACCACCCGCATGATGGGCTATTAGAATTTATTTTGCCCATGAAGACAGTATACGACCCTACAGAGCTAAGAAAAATATTAACAAGTCAGGGAATTTATTATCAATCTAAACAACAAGAGGATTACATTATGAAATATTTTATAGATTACGCAACAGATATGCAACGCAAGGGTAAGCTTGACACCATGTATGATCAGATGGGTTGGAATCAAGACAAGAGTTCGTTTGTTTTAGGGAGAAAGGAATTAAGAAGGGATGGTACGGAGAAAGACACCCCTATTTCTAACCTGGCTCAAACTATTGCCCCCTTCTTAACGCAGAGCGGCACCTATGCAAACTGGCGAGCTGCGGCACAAAAGCTTAATCAACATGGATTAGAGATGCATATGTTTACTATGCTGTGTGGTTTTGGTTCTATCTTAATGGAGTTTTCTTCTACTGCGGGGGTTGCTATTTCTTTGACAGGAGAATCAGGTTCAGCTAAAACAGGCGCATTGAAAGCGGCGACTAGTATATGGGGAGAACCGGAAAATGTATATGCCACGACTACTACCCCATTAGCTTTACAACAAAGATTTTTGACACTGCACAGCTTACCTGTAGGGTGGGATGAAGTAGGCAATAGGAGCGCATATCATATTTCTGATTTTGTTTTAGGCGTATCTTCAGGAAAAGCAAAGCTTAGGATGCAAGCATCAACTAACCAAGAACGTAACGTAGAAGCACCTGCATCTGTGATAGCAATACTAACCTCTAATCACTCATTGATTGATAAATTAAAACAGCTTAGGGCTAACCCTAATGGAGAGGCGGCTAGGTTGATTGAATTTACAGTCCGAAAACCTAAAGCATTTATGGATGATGCCCGTATTGGAAAAGAAATCTTTGATGTATTTAACTCTGACTATGGGTGGGCCGGTCCTGATTTTGTAAAAGCAGTTTATGCTTTTGGCGATACACCTAAGATTAAAGCTAATCTTGCTAAATGGGAACAACGTTTTGTAGAAGATTTTGGTAATGATACTGCATATCGTTTTTATGAAAATTTAGTAGCCGTGACTATGACTGCAGGAGAGATTGTAAATGAGGCTAATATTTTAACAATAGATGTTGAAAGAATTTATAAATTTATTATTGGTGAGATGATTACTATCAGGGATGAAGTAGTTAAAATTAATGATCAAGATTATGAGGATATTTTAGATACTTATATGAATACTAATCTAGATAAGCAACTTGTATTTAGAGATGGTAAGATGGAGTCGGCCCCTGATAGACAACTTACTATTCGTATAGACCACGATAAAAACTTTATTTACTTATCTAAACGAGACTTTGATCAGCATTTAGCTGAGCTTACTATAAGTACTAAAGAGTTTGTCTACCAAATGAAACAGTTAGGAGTAGATATTGAGGCGGGCTCGGGTGTAAAACAACGCATGACGGCCGGATGGCAAGACGTTTCTAAAGCAGCTACGTCAGTGTATAAAATTGCAATAAGTACATTAGGTGCAAAAGTTGAGATAAAAAATGCGGCTACACAATGATCCTGAATGGGTGTTGCCGTTTTCATCTATGGAACCAGGGGATAGTTTTTTTATTCCCACAGTAAAAGCGCCGGATCTTTTGTATGCGATTGAAAGTGGGGCTAAAAGAGCAAAGGTAAGAGTAAAATCGTTAGTAGTAGTAGAGGGAGACTTGATGGGGGTTAGAACGTGGATGCTTAGCTAGCTACCCATGTCTTTCCGAATTACTTTTTCAATTCTTTTGCCAAGAGTGATACCACCAACGCTATTATTCAATGAGTCTTCTGTAGTTTTATAAGAACGTTTTAGAGAAGATCCGGTAATAGGGTTCGCGCTCCCTATGGTGCTTCTATTGAAATCATTTATCTTACTTTGCACTTCTCTCATCATATCAAAGTCGCCGTTCTTGCGGGCTAAATAAGCTGCTTTTAAAAGACCAGAACGTCTAGCATTAAAGTTTTTCTCTGCTTGTTTCATTGATTGATTACGCGCATACTGTAAAGAGAGGTCTTCATTAGTAAACCCGAAGATTTGTAAGAATCCATCAAGTGGATTTAGCGGAGTTATTTCAGCACCTTTTCTGTTCACTGCTCCTTCGGTAGCATACCTTATGGCTTTCATAGGGTTACGTGCAAAGGCCGGTAGAGTCTGTTCTATGCCGCGATATATATTACCCCGTGCCATATCCTGTAATCCTCGATTAACGCTTAGACCATAAGAGAAGGAAGGTCCTAAACCTTGTTCTAATACATACGGCATAAGTCCAACTTCAGATATACGACGTGGATCTTCTCGCCAAATTAAGTTAGCAAACCCAGTACGCGATGCAATATCCACATTAAGTAGTTTATTAAGTGGGCCCCGGTATCCTATGTCTCCAAATATTTCTCGTGTAGATTCTTCAAAATCAAAAGGCTCATCTTCATCACCAAACATCGCATACATCATTTCTGCTAACGCTTGAGTAAATCCGTATAACGGTACCCCCTGTAATCCTGCAAAAGTAAACGAAGCACCGTAGATACCTAGTATTTGTTTTCTCGCTATGTTTCTTACTTCTTTAGATTCCCCTCGATAAGCATCGTTAAACGCTTTAAATAGTAAATGCAGCATTGCATGACCGTAACGTTTAAAGGTGAACATTACTTTACCAAAATCTTGTTGAAAGAATTTAGGGCCTATTTCAGGAAGCGCAGTACCATGTGACCTACGAGTAAACTCTCGTGATTTTTCTTCAGCCACTTCAAAGGAATCACCTTTCTCTTTAGCCGCTAAATACCCAGCGATGTAAGTTACTTCTCGGTTCATTCGTTCTGTATTTTGAAACATCCAACCCATTAATGCATCAAACTTAGCTTTAGTACCCACAAAGTCTTTAGCATTTGTCTTACGCATTTCAGTAAGTTCATATCCTACACCCCTACGAAACACACTATTATCTATTCCGGTTTTGTAAAGCTGTTGTAAGTCTTCTGGTAAATCTGTTCGTAGTTTACCGTCTTTCATTCCAAAAGATTGATCTGGTAAAAAACCTCGGTTACTATCTTTGCCACCACCAAAGTAATAACTAAAAGCTTGCCCCATTACTCTATTAGCTGTACCAAACCCATACTCTGCAACAAGTGTTGGGTAGACAATAATAGCTAACTGAGTGGCGTTAACCAATGCAGAAGACACATTACCAGCAATAGAAGTAAGATAACTTAAGTAAGCAAACCTAGAAGATATTGGGCCGGCTACAGGGTTATGAAAAAAACTTTTAGAGTCTTCAAGTCTTTCCACAACTGAACTAAGCGAAGTTTGTAAGGAAGCGTCTTTGGGATTGGTGGGATCTAAATCTGCTTGCATCGTAGCGTTCTCAGTACCAACGTCTTTTATATTTTCATTAATCTCTGGAATATATTTTAGGTTAGCAACTTGAGTTGCCATACGTGCACCTAGATCGATAAAGCCACCTACTACGTCTTCTATGTAACCCCCTGTACCAATTCTTTGGCGTGACTGTTGCTTAATTGATTGAGACGGAAGAGCATCTAAAAATAACCCAGCCACTTCTTTAATCACAGCCTCGTCTACTACAGGTTTTCCCTCTTCATCTGTTTTTTGTAAAATGCTTGTTACTTCCTGCATTATGCCAACAGCCCCTTCACCACTTACTCTAAATGATTTATTCTCAGGATCTATTTCTGCTTTTAGTACAGTAATCCCGTCAGCGCTTTCTTGTCGAATAGCCGCTTCTACATACGCCGCTTTAGTTTCATACCTTGAAGTTTGAACTAAAGGTTGATACCTCTTAAACTCTTGTGCTTTTCTAAATGCTTTTTGATCCTTAGACTCATCAGAGTTTTCTATTTGCTCCATGATTTCATTGTGTTCAGCTAAATCTTTCTCTGAGACGTAAGATAAAACATAATCCCCACGTCGTCTAAACGGATGATAAAACTTTAATCTGTTTTCAGTAAATTCTTTTACTACTCTTTCCACTACTTCTTGAGCAGTCTCATCTTTTTGAACAGCTTTTTCTGCCGCAGTTTTGTATGCGTCTAACAAGTTGTTGCCGTATTGCTCGAACTTTTCAGTGTATGCTATAGATAATGCTTGAAGCTCTGGTGGTAAATTAAAAAACTTTATTACGTCAGGATCAGTAAAATTAGCTTGATCTCTTGGGTCAATATCTCGTTCTGAAAGTTTGTAAGTCGTTTGCTCCCAAGTTTTTAACTGCCCATCTGTATACTTTCTACTTGTTGTTTTATCTGTCAGAACAACTTGCCCGTTATCATCTATTTTAACTTGTCCAGTTTTTTCGTCGTAGTCAATAAGTCGTCGTTCTTTTCCTTGAATAACATCCATACCTAAATTACCTAAGACATCTACTTCTGCACGTGTGGTCTCTACTTCTGCCGCACGGCGTTCTAACGTGTTCATAAGTTTTTTAATGCTTGGTAAATACTTATCATACAAATCAACCATAGCTTGTAGACCTAACATACCGGTCCAGGCTTTTTTAATCCATGTAGGTAATTCTAAAACTTTTTGCCAAACACCATCTATGTAATCTTTTGTAGGAAGAGGTAGTTTCTGTTGCAAGTCACCTGCATATTTAAACAACGCATTGTCTTGTGTAGGGTTAACTCCACCTGGAGGATTCTCTTTAGAGAACTGAATGTTTTTATTATCTACTCTTGATTCTTGAGTTGTTTTACTTTTTGGCGAAACTGATTCACGTTGTTGCTCTCGTCGTTCTGCTGTAGCTTCTACATTTTTAGACATCTGTACAGCTGGAGTATCTGATGTACTTGATGCCAGTGACTTACCAGTATTCTCTGCTAGAGAAACTCTTAAAGAGTTTAAGATCATGTCTTGTATGTCAACGTCGCTAAAACGATTGACGTCGTATATCCCCAACCTGCGTAAAAAGTTTTTGACTGCACCTACCATGCGTCTAAACAATGTGTTGTTAGGAGATTTTTCGCCTAGCTTAGCCATGACCTCTTGTAAGAAAGGCTTACTGTCTACTTCAAATTCTGGGTACAGCTCTTGCACTTCACCAAAGAGCGCATCTATATCTGCGTTTTGTTTTCTTAATGTTTTGAGACGGTTAAGTAGAGGCATGTAGTCTTTGCCTACCATTTTCTCTAATCCATAATGCTCACCTATCTCATGTAATAATATGCGACGCCCTTGACCTTTTTGTATACGGTCAGCTACTAAATAAGATATGCCTGAGTTATTATCAAAGGCTCCATTAGCCGTTGAAGACATAGTAATGTTAGCAGGCAGTTGACTTACGTTGTCTACAATAACTAACTTACCTTTTTCTATCATCTTATTAATGTTGTTACCAAACTCTTTTACAAGGTCTGCTAATACTGTCGCTGCAGTTTGTCCTGTGCCTTCTGTTTCAGTTCGTGATTCTTGTATGTTGTCTTGGGCAGGTGTAGCGGTTTGAGTTTGCTCTTGTGTGGGCTTAACGTCTTTATATTTTTTTATAAATCTTTCTAGTTGTTTTATTTCACGTTGAAGATTTTTTACGTCTAGAGCAAAATCTTTTTCTTGACCCGCAAAGTCTTTTAGATTCTCTACCTCTTTATCTAATAGATGCTCAGCTTCTTTGATTATATACTCATCTGTATACGCCGAAGTTTGATTTATCGCTTCTTCTAAAGACCTAGCATTATTATAAGAGTCTCCAAGTCCTTGATAATTATCTGCTGCATCAACGTCCATAAATTGTACTCGTAGCGCATCAACCTTTACCGCGTCTTTAATAATTGGTCTTACTTTCTTTGTAGTTTGTTGTGTAGGTTTGCCTTCAAAGGTATACGTTTTAGGGGGAGCAGTTCGTGATTCTTGAAACCCTAGCTCCCCATCAATTTGATCTACAAGTTGTCCCGTCAGTTCTCCATCTTCTTTTGCCTCTCTTAAGCGTTGTTTATTTTCAGAACTTAGTTTAGCAAAAGGAATCTCCGATATAGACATTTCTTCCCAAGCTTCTTCAACTGTTTCTTCTAATGCAGGATTGACGACATCCGCTCGCTCTCCAGTTGGTGAAACAGGACCAGTATCGACTTCCACTTTTCCTCCGACAGGACTTCCAAGTTCGGCGGCAGTTTCGCCGGTAGCGGATTCGAGAGGTAACGCATCGCTTCCTCTAATAATTTTATTTCTGTCAACGGCATCAATAGTTGTGGGTTCATCTTGGATTGTCTCCTGTGGTGGTTCATAATTAATTTGTTCTATTTCATCTAGCCCATTGTAATACGCTATACCTTCTTCAATTGTCATACCTTCTGGAGGTCTAAACCCTTCATATGGAAGTTCTATATCTGCCTCATCATCGTCGTCTACCTCTTTCACGGCTTCTGCTACAAGTTCTTCTCTTACTTTTGTCCATTTATTAGTTTTAGGGTTGTAATTAAAAACTTCTCTAACACTAACAGCTTGCCCTTCTATCATTTTTTCTGATATTTTTATAGCTTCTTTAAATTCTTCTTGAATATCTGGTTTAATTATTGTAAGCCCTTGTATGTCCGCCGCCTCTTT